TATTCGTGGCCCTTCATTGTGTTTCCATCAATAAAGCCCCACCAATCTTGATAGCCCTCAAACGGGTCAATTAGCGTGATGTGCAGGTTCGGGAATTTGTCAAGCAGCCTCACGGAGTTGTGGGCTTGCCATACACCTATCTCGATTCCCGTGATAGGTCGGTTGGTGGGGATGTGTTGGTACATGGTTAGAAGGTTATGACAAAGCGTTCAGGTGAAGGCCAGCCGGGGTTGGAATCAAAGACCTTGGTGTCGGGTTTCTTGCCTATCCAATGCTCGGCTTGGAATCGGTGGTCCCTTGCAGGCTCACCCAGTTCTTTGATGTGGCTTGACTTGGCCCACCAAAAGTTGCCCCCAAAGTAGGGGTAGCCTTCGGGGTTGTTGTGGTCAGCCATGTGAGGGAACTGCTCCTTGGTTATCCAATGGCATCCGACCGCATCAACTCCTTCGAGCAGTTGCATGGACCGCTCCCAAGCGACCACGTTGAAGAATAGCATCGACCTCCCCCATAGTTGGGTTGTCAAGGATGGATTTGCAGCCCCCTTGGTATGGGCGTACAGGTACACGGCTTCCTCTTCCTGACTTGCCCGGTACATTTCAGTCAGCGTCGCCTGCTCCCAAGCGTTGGTCCGGGTAACCACGACCTTGACCTTATCAGCAACCATCGAGCCTTCCAGCACCTCCTTGACCGCCTTTCGTTGTTCGGGTGGACCGACGATGCCGACCCTGATTTCGTCCAAGACATTGATGAGGCCGTAGTTGCAGACGGCCATCATGTGTTGGTTCAGAATTAACTGCCAGTTCCCTCCGCAATAAACGTGGTAGTAGTGGATGACTTTCATAAGGTCCAAAGGAGGGTTAGAAGGGTGAGGATAAAGAAAATGGCTGCAACCGTCTTCCCGGTTTCAATTAACAGGTCAAGGATGCGTTCGGGGTTCATGCCGCAAAGTTACACAACAACATACTTCCCTGCATTACTGACCCTTAACTTGTTGAGTGCCACATAACGCATAGCGTCGCAGGCGTGATTGAAGGAGTCAATCGGGACCCCCGTGTTCTTGCCTTCCTTGTCGGTCGCCCAAGTGTAGGACCGCAGTTCCTTGATGAGGTTGGTCGAGTCCTTGGTAACCTGCAATTTAAAGCGTTTGAGAATGTCTATCCCGTTCCTGACCGAGTCGGGACCTTTCTCTGCCGGCTTGATGTTAAATCCAAGTCGGTAGATTTCCTCGATGCTCTTGGGTTCTGCTGAATCGGCCACTATCTCCCAAGCCCGGGTAATGCCCAGCGACCGCAACTTGTCTGCGATGTCTTGGTTGGTCAGGCCCGTGGAGTATAGCAGTTCCTGAATCAGCAGGCAGTCCCCTTGGCGGTATATTGCTACGAGTGCGGTTGGGTCGTTGCTGAAGCCCCAGTCAAGCCCAAGGGCGACGAATTTCGCACGGCTGACATCGATACCCTCCACGACCTCGAAGTCCTCGTATATCGCCCCCTGAAGCGTCCCGACTTGACCGAGGCCGTAGACCTTCCACCAGTTCGCCCAATACGCAGACGTTTCGGCTTTGGTGCGGTTTAGTTCGATGTCCCTCTTGATGGTATCAGGCAGGGCCTCGTTGTCGTTGTAGGTTAGGATTATCAGTTCTGCGTCCTGTTCGGGCAGGACCTCCGTATGCGCCCAGAACTCATGCGTCGGGTTAAAGTCGATGTAGATGGCCTCACTGGTACGGATTGCCAACTGGTAGTAGGATTCAAAGTCGATGTTGTTCGCCTCGTTGATGTAAACGACCTGCCTCCTTGCCCCTCGGAGCCGTGCCTCGGAATCAGCCGAAAAGAACTCGATGATTGAACCGTTGGCGAAGTGATAGGTCAGCAGGGTCTTGTTCCATCGGTCTGCGACCCATCGGCCCGTCCATTGCATGACCTTGGCAAAGTCCTTGATTGCTCCCCTCCGTAGGTGGGGGATGGATTCGGACACGACCGAAATCTCGGTCTTCTTCTTTGCTGCGATGTCGATTAGGACCGCAAGGATGGCGAGTGTTTTTCCTACCCCCACCCGTTGCCGAGCGGGGGTTAACCTCCGGCAGATGTCCCGCCCTGAATTATCTTCTTCCGGGCTTGCATCTGCCTAATTCTTTTTATGGCCGTGGTGTACTTAAAGTCCATCGCCAAACAGGGGTTGCTCGATGTGGACCGTGTTCTCTTGGCGTTCCACAAGGTTGTTGAGGCGTTGAGTGATGGATGGGTTGTACTGACCAACCATGCCCCCCTCAATTTGGTCTTGACGGATGGTTCGCCTTATACGCGAGCAGATGGCTACATAGTCGTCATATCGCTTGTCCCTGTTTGTGAAATAGGCCCCAAGGTCCTCAATTATATCTGCATCCGCACACCAGTTCTCAAAGCCTTCCAAGGTCAGCGGACGCTCCAAGGGTTCCCATTGGGGAATAGCATCCTTGCCGGGGAATACCGTCTTGAGCCTTGGGTTGCTCTTGACCCCTGCCCGGTATGCCTCAAAGTACTCCCACATCTTTTCGGGGGTTTCAATGTACTTGCCGTTGCCCTTGCTGGTTCCCATTAGTATTCGATTTTGTCGATTAGGTCGCTTATCTTGTTTACGATTTTCATTTTCACTTCGTACTGGTTCGGGGCGTTGGAATCATCCACCGCTCCGATGCAGTCGCACAGGGTCGTTATCACCATCATGAGCGAGTCCATCCGAGCCTGCACTTGGGCTTCGTCATCCTTAGCCTTCGAGTTCGCCAAGTTCCCGAAGTTTGTTCCTGCTCCATGAGAGAGCCGACTTGCCTCCCCAAAGTAGGTACGAGATGTAACCGCAGTCCGAGGTGTCGTCAGCGTTGTCGTAGTAGGTTTCAGCACGGGACAGGTAGGAGTGCATCCGCTTGATGGTTTCGACCGAGATGGCTTCACCGTTGGCTAACTGCTGCGCACGGACCTTGCCCGTCTGCGTCGCACACTTGTTGCCGTTGCGTTCGTTCAGTTCTATCCCTCGCTTGGCATTGGCCCGAATCTCTTGGCCGTAGTCCGAATAAGACTCGAACTGTTGCCTTTTGTGATTCTCCCAAGTTGAGCCGCAAACGGCAAGCCGTTGAGCCGTATCAGGGAACTCCGCATTGGTTTGGTTATTGCTCATGCAGCGACCGATGAAGCCTTCTCTTGACTCGTTATTATTCGGGGTTGGCAGGGGCATTCAGGGGGTGGGTTATGGTGTTTTGGTTGACTTCGAGGAACAGGTCCGCTTGAAGGTAAATGTATTGGAGGGCCGATTTTACGCAGTCCGCACACCACCAATTCGTGGGGGGTCGTCCGTGAGCCGTCAGGATGGCCTGCAGTTCCCCAACGGCATCGGGTGGCAGTCGCATCGTCAGGGAGGCGATGTATTGGTCCCAGTACTTGCGATGCTTTTGGGCCACGATGAACTGGTCGGTTGTCATTTGAAGGTCCATTCCCGAATGATTATTGCGGTGGCTGAAGATGCGAGGCCGAGGATAGGGGCCAAGTACCACTGGCACGTTGGCAGGGTTAGGGCAACCCCAAGCCAAAACCCGAAGCAGGTCATGCACGAAAACGGCTTCCGCTTGGCGAAGGGCAGAGCGTAGAACCACGAAGGCAGGACCCGGAACTCCACGACCGCAAGGGTAGCTAAAGCACTAATCAGGATTGGAAAAACCAGTATATCCATTGGCTTCGATTGCGGTTTTGATTTTGGCCTTGGCCTGTTCTATTGAGTAGATAATGGACCGGTACGGGATGCCCGTTTCACGACTCATGGCCTTCATGTTGCCAGTCTGCATAAGAAGGTTCAGCAGTTCTTTGTCGTAAGGGAACGCTCCGTCCTTGGCCCAAGAGTCCATCTCTTGCTGGGCAATAGCCCAAAGGTCATCGAGCAGGGAGTCGTAGTCCTTGCTTAGTTCTTGGGTTTCGGGGTCCACCTCGACCCGCTCGTCGTGGTGTCGGTACTTCTTGGCGAATTGATTATTGTTGCCCCGGTACAGGTTCATGATGAGGCGAACGATGTAAAAGCGCAGGTAGCCTTGGACCTGCATCTTGGTGATTTTGTCGGGGTCTTTCTCCAGCAGAATCAGGACGACCTCTTGTTCGAGGTCCTTCCAAAGCGGATTGCCCCCCGTAATGGTGAGGCAAGCCCTGCGGATTTCTCCGCTTCGATAAAGGTCAAGGATGGTAGCCTCTGCGTTCACTCACGCAAAGATGGAGGGGGTTCTTGTTAATGTTGCAAAAAATCTCTCGTCCTGTTTAAAACCTGTGTACGAAGAAACTTGATGTCGGGTCTTGCCCTCATGTTTTTGGCAAGGATTTCGAGGTTGTGCATCACGGTGGCGTGGTTCCTCTTGATGATTCGCCCGATTTGGCAGTAGGTGTAGAGGTATTCCGAGTAGGCGATGTCGGCAAAGATGCTTCGAGCAAGGACCAGTTCTTGGGTCTTGACTTCGCTCAAGATGTCATCGGGGCTGACTCCGACGACCTCTGCGGTATATCCGAGGATGGTGCGAGTGATTAGGTCCATGGTTAAAACGGGTTTGGGGGTAGAGGCATCCAATGGCTGACTTCGGATAGGAACCACGTTTGGTGTTCGTAGTACCAAAGGTCATCCCAAAGCCATGCAAAGGCTTGGTTCATGTCGATCGTGAAAATCAGGACTGGTTCACCGGGTTCCGGCATCCGGTCCAAGCATTTTACCCATTCCATGGTCAGGCGTTTTTGGCTTGGAGGATACGACCGAGCAGGGTCCAGTTGACGGACCAAGCCTTGATGGTTTCGGATTTGTCGGGTCGGTCGCAGTTGACGCACTCCTTGCGGATGTGCAGTTGCCAGCGTCGGAAGTCGGTTGGTGTGGTTTTCATGGGTTTGTGGTTTGGTTGGTAAGGTTATAGGCTGACGATGGGGAAGGTTTGGTCAGCGTGTGGGCTGACGGATTAATCATTCATTATACCCGATAAGGGTGCTTATTGACCGATTTCTCAT